GATGTTATTCGGTGCTGAACCTGAACCAATATTGTTAGCTGCTGCAGCTTCAGAAATAAAATTTCCTTGTGCTTGTGCTCTTTCTTCTTGTAGGGCAACCTCTTGGTTTTCTAATAGTCTAGCTGTAACAGCTTTTCTATATCTGTCGGAAATTTCTGGAGCTGACTCGTGGTCGAGAACAGGACCCCATTTTTCCATTAGTTTTGCGTCTGCATTAAACATTTTTGTTTTTCCCTATTTTTTAAAGTTTGTTATAGCTTGTGTGTATTTAGCCATAGCTTCTGAAACTGCTTCTTCTGAAACATTTTCTTCACCTAAAAGACTATCAACTTCGTCCACTGATTCACTACCTTCTTGTTTGAAGTAAGATTCTTTAACAACTTTCACTTTCATTTCAAAGTTCTCTTTGTTATCGAATTCAATATCTTCTACTAAAGAAGCTAATTTTTCAGCTTCTGTTTCTGCAAGCCCTGAAGATTGTTCTCTCACTACTTCTTTCTTTTCAAATTCTTGAACTTTTTGATGTAATGAAATATTATCTTCTGTGGTTTTGTTTAAAGTCTCTTCAAGCTCAGTGACTGATTCGTTGAGTTCATCAACAAGGTCCACTTTACCTTCAGGTACTTCGATGTAGTGTTCTTTAAACACTGATTGTAATGAAGTCATAAAGTCTTCAGCAATTTCAGTTCTTAAACCGTTTGTTACTGCAACTTTATTCTCTTCCATCCAATTTTCAACTACATAGTTAAGGTATGAATCTACCTTCTCTACTAGAGATTCTTGGACTTCTGAAACTTCTTCTTCGAGATTTTGCGCGTATTCAGCTTCTAATCTGTCGATTTCAGATGTTAATTTTGAAGTTAACACTGCTTCGAAGATTGCTTGAGCTTTATCACGGAACCCATCAGAAAGAGTAGCCTCTTCTTTAATGATGTTTTCTAAGTCTTCGTCAAAATCAATAGCTTCTACTTTCGCTTTAGCTTTTGGGTCAGCTGCTTTACTAACACCTTTTACGGCATCATCAGCTGATTTGACTGAGGCTTCTTCATCATCACCAAGAGCCATCTTTGAGAACATTTTCTGCGCGTCCTCTTTTCTTGCTTTCTTGAGCATTTCTACTGCTGCTTGGATGACACCTGCTTTGGTTTTAGGCACGTTTACTTTAGGTGCAGATTCTTTTTTAACAGATTCCTTTTCCTCTTCGTCCTCGTGTTCGCCTTCTTCCATTTCTTTGTCATCATGATTCTTCATGGCATTAACTTTCTTTTTGCCATAAGTTTCATCAAGATTTTCCTCGTCTAAAATTTCTTCATTTTCTACGAGCTCATCTTGCTCTAATTCAACAGATTCTAACTCTTCAGCAACATTATTAATAGCGTCGTCTGACATAGTTTTATCCCCTATTTATTTTAGATTAATTTAGAGAGGAAATTCTTAAAAGCTCTTATTTCAGCTTCTGGCAATCCAGTAGCTGGAGTGCTTTTAATTTCAGTCTCAATTTCTTCAATATCTTGCGGCTTAATAATACCATTATCCCATACCCAGTCAACACCTTCCATAACTCCATTTACAAATGCACTTGGAGCTGAAGGGTCCTGGACTATATCTATAGTAGATAACATAAAGTCATCTCCCACATAACTGGTACCATTCTTCTGTACAAGACTTCCCATACCACGACTTGATACACCAAGCTTAACACCGCCTTCGAGTAGTCCTTCGACTATTTTTCCCATAGGGGTTTTAAGAATTGATGCTTTACCCACAACATCATTTCCCTTCCATTCAAGAGATGTGATTTTGTGCGAAACTTTGTCAAGGTTTACTGTTGGTCCTTCCGGATGATTTAATTCTCCAACAGCTCTCCCTGTTTTAACTTGTTCGTTTATATACTTTTCTACGGCTTTTTCCATAGTGGCCTTTTCGTATATACGGCCATTTCTGTTCTTCTTGTTTGATTGCATGAATATACCTTCGATGGTGTATTGTTTTTCACCACCATTTTTAGATTCAGCAATAACTTCTAAATTGTTTTCAACATATTCTGTTATCAATTTCATATTAGAGTCCCAGTTTTAAGAGTATTATTCCTCTTCTTTTTTTCTATCAACCAATGTAGATGCTAAATTAATTTTTTCTGCATCTAATGCATCGGTTATTTTGTCGGCCATTATAGCCTCAAACTCTTTAGATGCCTTTACATTATCGCCATCTTTTAAGTTTTGTATCATATTTTCTACTGACATTATATTTTTACCTCACTCATTGTATATATTTATAAACTTTTGTTCCTCAAGAGTTAAAACTCTTCCCCATCATCATAGGCTCCAGCCTTTCTTTCAATTTCGATTTGTTGTTCCATATCCTTAATTTCCTCTTCAGACATTCTAAGAACATTTTTAGCAACCCAATCATGTGATAGGTATTTGCCTATATGTTCTTGAACTGTAGACAATAAATCAAATCTCTCTCTTATCATTTCACCTTGTTTTAATTCAGCAAAATAATTATCCTCAATGAAATCGAATCCAATTTTTTCTTTCCAGGATTTCCAATCATCACTAGTAATAATACCTTTTAATAACAACTGTGTTTTTAAGAGTTGCATAAACAGGTCAGAGAATCTCTTTCTTAACCTATCAATAAACTTCTTAAATTTAACTTCGTCTCTTGTTATTTCAGTTGTTCTACCTAATGTAAATTGAGACTCTTGTTCCAATCTATTAACCGGTACATTTAATGATTTGTATAATTTCTTTTGGAAATATATAATATCATCAATCTGACCTAAGTTTTCTCCACCAGGTAATGTTGTTATTTCGGTCCCTCTTCCACCTTCTCTACGAGGTAAGAAAAAGTCCTCCAACATTGACATATGTTTCCTATCATCTTTAATGTCACCAGTTTTAGCATCGTATACAAGTTTATTTCTATACTGATTCATAATACCTCTTAGGTATTCTTCAGCCTTACCTTTTGGTAAGTTACCAACATCAATATAAAATATTCTACGCTCTGGTGCTCTGGATATTCTGTATATTACCACAGAATCTTCCATCATTCTTAATTGGTTAACTGGTTTTAACGCTTTATGTAAATATGATAATATTCTTTTACGCGTTGGGTCCATAAGACCTGATGTACAAAATGCAATTGCATCTGGGTATATTTTTACACCCTGGTCTGCAACGTTTAGTTTTTCGTCCTGGAAAATAAAGTACTCATCAACCTTTTTGATGATTTTTGCCCCAGTATGTGGGTCAGTTTCGTGCTCTATTTCCTTGACCTTTCTTAACTTTGCAGGGTCAATGTACCTTAATTCTTTAATACCTTGTTTAGGTTGTTCTGCATTAATAATAATATGATATGGTAATCTACCATCAACATACCATTTTTTAAATATATCATGTGAATAGGAATTAAATCCTAACAATGATAATATTTCATTAAATTCATGCTGTATTGATTCTTTTATTTTATCTGATATATCTAATTCATCTAATAATAAATTAACAGGTGCTTCTCCAGAATCACCTACGATTGCCTCGTTTACAATATCCTCGATTGCAGCATCACATTCCGGCTGTGAGGATATATCTCTGTATTTCATTATTAAATCAATATCGGTTTTGGCTTTATCGCCGTCCATATCGATATAGGCACCAAAGTGTCCTCCGGCTTGTATTACGCCGGCACCATCGTCACCATCAGTACGTGGAACAAAGGAAGGCCTTACTGGTTCCTTTGTTTTTCTATTGATTTCGAATCCAAAAAATTCTGCCATAATTTACCTCATATTATCGGAGGGGATAATAAAATCCCCTCGTCCAATATTATTTATATACCTACGAAGTAGTGTTACTTTCCCAGTATTGTACCTGGAATTCAACTGTAAATTCTTCAATAGTATTTTCTGAATCATAACTGACTTCAATTTCAGATATGTTAGTTGGAAATAGACCTCTAAAGTCATATCTCTTTGTAACTTCTCCAGCTTTATTCAATTGTTCTACAATTGCATCTGCCTGGTAATCTGTTGGATTTGATAATCCTGTGTTTTCGTTATGATTGTTAATGCCGTTCATCCAACGTTCCATTGCATTTCGAACTTCGAAGCCGACATCGTTAATAACAGTAATTGTCCAAGGGTCAAATGTTCTGTCACCAGCTATTTGTAATTGTCTACCTCGGAATAAAACCGGGATAGGTGCAATCACTGATGAAGGCATTTGAGCAGTTTTACACATAAATGATGTAAGTTCTACATCACCTTGTGCATAACTAGGATAATTCATAGTTACTTTGAATAGGTTGGAACGAGCTCCACCACCTACTAGTTTTGATTTAAAATCATCTACTCCTAAAATTGCCATGATAACCTCCCTTAA